GTAAATAAAAGTGCAAGGTCGATTCTCATCTTTTCACCCTGCGAGAAATTGTCATACTTAAATACATCTCTGAACCGTGACTTGATTGTTTCTTCAAATGATTCATTCAGTTCAAATCCAACATAGAATTCTAATTGTGCAAGATATTTGTTAATCATGTTGTTCATGACTGGAACATATTGTTTGATAATCTTTTGTTTTACACCTTGGTCTCTAAGAAGGGTTCCTGCAATGTCAAAGTAGTGACCTTGGTCTGTTAAAGATTCGCTTTTAGAAAGTAGGATATCCAACTTTTCTTCGTTATCCATTTGTTGTTCTCTAGCATTGGAATTACTTGTACCTTCTTTTTCTAGGTCGTTAATCTCACCTTGAATCTTACCAATGAACTTAACACTAGAGTTAATTTCTGATTGGATTACTCCGATTTGGTTTTGGTGGGACTCGATGGCAGTGGACACTTCATGGATTCTGGCAATGCGTTCCTCAGATTTTCTGATTGTGGAAAGTAACTGTTCGAGTCCATCAACCAACTCATTCTTCTTCTCCGACTTCTTTGCGACATGAGTTTTTTTGTGTTCTTCATCTATACCCTGCTTGCAAGTAGGACAATTATCATTTGATTCATAAAATTCGATTTCCTCTAAAATAGTTGTTTTACGGTTCTCTAATTGTTTATATAAATCTGTTGCTTCTTTGAATCTCTCTTCGACTGTACCTTGGTCGGTAATAGTATTTCTTCTCTTTTCTATGTCGTCTCTTTTAACCTGAGACTTCAATAAGAGTTCATCGATGTTGGATTGAGTCTCGTCTATTGTCAATTCAAACTTTGCAATTTTCTGTTCACGGTTCTCTTGAAGAGCGACCAACTGGTTTGATAAACCTTGGATTCTCTCTTCCATTATATTTATCTCATGCTTAGTGTCACGGACGCTTTCTGCATGACTGGATACTCTTTGTCTTAGTAAATCCTGCATTGTAGAGAAAATACTGATGTCCAATAAGTCCTCAACAAGTTTTCGTCTCTCTACTGCTTTTAACTGCATGAATGGAACGAAGTTTGCACTTCCTAGGATTGCAACTTGAGTGAATGAACGGAAGTTCATCTTAAGAATATGTTTCTCTAACTGTTCTTGATAGTCTCTTACTGTTGCATTCTGATTTAACATATCTCCATCAAGATAGATTTGAAATATGTTTGGTTTTGCACCACGGACAATTTTGTATTCTCTTTTACCAACTGAGAATTCTATCTCTACAAGTAATCCTTTCTCATTAACACTATTAATAAGTAGTTCTTTTTTTAGATTCCTAAATCCACGACCATATAATCCGAAACATAATGCATCGAGTAATGTAGATTTACCTGCACCATTTTCACCAAGTATAAGTGTGGTTTGATGTGAGTTTAACTCTATTTCGGTAAAGTTGTTTCCCGATGAGAGTAAGTTTTTCCAACGTATTTTTTCGAAATTTATCATAAAAAGGAATGTTCGTCCAATGCTTCATTATATAAAGAGGTCATTAAATCATCTAGGGGTTTCTTCTTTCCCTGTATCTCTAGTCCATTGACATACTTGGATAGGATGGTTAGTGTATCTTCTATATCATCGATGTCATCATCATCAAAGAAGTCCATATGTTTGTTGTCATCCACTACTTGTAGATGTAATGGGTTTTGTGCATGAATCTTATCGAGGTAACTATCGAACCAATAAGGGTTGTCTTTGTTGACTACTATCACCTTTACAAATTTACCTGCGACATCTGAATAGTCTGCACTTTGTATTTCTTCAAAGGAAGAACCTGTATCGTCATAGAATGCTTTATGGAACATAGTAAGTGGATTATGTACAGGAAGTAATTCTCGTGTTTCCGTATCAAATATATGGAAGTATTTTTGGTCTCCGAAATCACCCCAAGTGAATTCCATTTGACTTCCTAGGTATCTAATGTTTCCTAGTTCTGACTTATGGTGGAAGTGTCCACTGAGTACTTGTTCGTATCTTTTTAGATAAGTGTAATCTAATCCGTGAGGACAATTGAATCCAGGCTGCATCAATGCACCTTCGATTTCGAAATGACCCCAGCATTGAGTTGCGTTAGAGTTCAATATGAATTCAACGGAATCTGCGTAATTTTCAGGATTAATCCAAGGTACTAATGTAATTGGACATCCATCATACTCTTTAGTAATAGGTTCTCCGATAACATTGATGTTGTTATCACCAAACAAAAGAAGTTCGGGTGAGTTAACATCATTAGTGTTCTTATAATAAGTATCATGATTACCAAGAATCAAATCCATGTGGATGTTTCTCTTTAACATGGGTTCTATGAAGTGTTGTTTGTTTGCTTTTAATGTAGCAAAGTTTACAAACTTCCTTCTATCAAAGTAATCTCCTAAGTGAACAATTTGTTTAATGTTATGTTCATCTAGGTATGGGAAAAATACTTCATCATAGAATCGGCCTTGGTAATTTGACATCTCTACCATATCGGCACGAACTCCACAATGTGTGTCGTTTAGGATTGCAATCTTCAATTTTAAGTTTCTTTTGGTTCAGAGTCAGGAGTCATATTTTCTTCCAACGCTGTTTCTTTTTTGGTTGTGGTTTTTTTCTTACTCTTACGAGGTTCGTAATTGACGTGGTTCATGTTTTCTTTTAACCATTCCACGTTGGTGTTTGTTAATGCAGGGTCATAGTTACCATCGATAGTTTGGAAGGATTCCAATGAAACTGATGATTCCATGATTGATTTTTGTTTGATGAAAACTTGTTTCTTTTCTTTCTGTATTCTTCGTAAGAAAGCATAGTAACAGATTTGAGTAACATATGCGAATGCATTTGATGACTTTTCGATATTGAAGTTTCCAAGATACTGAATGCAGTTTTCGATTGCATCACATATCATTTCATCTCTATAAGTGTAGTTGATGAAGTTGGGTCTTGTAGATAGTCGAGTTGCGATTTTGTAAACGCATTCTCCTATGTACTCTGACATTCTAGGTAAAGTAGTTTCGTTTGCTTTTGCTTCTTTTATTAGTCCAGCATATTCTGCAACTGCAGCCGTAAACTCTTTGTTATTGACGTAGTGTTCGGGTTTCTTCTTTTCTATTTTCATGTACCTATTATACAACGATACTGGGGATTCTGTAAGGGGTTTTCTAAAGTAATTTATTTTTAATTTATTTTTTAAAAACCACTAGACATCTGAGAAATCTATGATAAAATTAATATGTCCCAAGGGGGATATACTATAATAAGGGATGAACACCCATATCTATATCTCTTCCTCTTCCACCAACAACTTCTCTTTCGAAGATTATAATACTAACGCAAATAAGTAAAGTTATACCTATTATATAGTGTTTCATATTAGACCGATTTCTAAGCAGAAATTGATAGTCGCAAATGCAGTCATCATAAATCCAAAGACTACTGCTTGAATAATAGTCGCCCAAACAATCTGTCTCATTGGATGTATTTCTACAATACGTTCCATCCATTGTTCTGAAGGTGAAAGGTTTACGATTTGAAGAAGTTTTTCTTCAGTGGTTTTCATTAATACCCTTTAACGGACATTGAGATAATGAATATTGGTAAAGCGAAAGGAAGAGTCAGCAGTACTAGAAATTCGATAGTGTCGCAAACTTTACATTCAAAGATTGTAACTTCTCTAGCTTTTCGCACCATACTCTTCGCAAAATAAATTGCAGTTGTCATGGTGTTGTTCCTATAAGTTATGATAATAATAAGACATTCATCAAAATGATGATATCGTACGCAGTTATTTAGACAAGATAAAAGTCTAATGAATTATTTTCTTTTCATCAGATGTAACCGACAAAAGATAATCTTCTTCTTCATAGTGTTCCATCTCAAGTTGAGCAAGTTCTTCCTCAGAAACACCGTCCATAATCTCATCTAATTTATCCTTAATGAATTCTCTAGGAGAAGGCATTGAGTTAGTAAGAGGTATGTTTCCATCCTCTACCATACCTAACCACTTTGCAGATGCTTCATCGTAGAACGGAATAAATTGAGTGTTCATGGGACTAGTATGCATTATAGAATCTAATCCTATAGATAGAATTGGGTCGAGTGCAAGTGGAGCGTAAGGTATAAATGTTGCAAGTGTATTCTGTTGTGAGACACGAGTAAGTTGACATACCATGGGTAAGGTTATTTCAATTGTGGTATCGGTATACGAAACCATTCCACAAAGTTCTTGACCTGTTTTTAGTTTTAATACTTCGTAGTTCATTTTAGTTCGAATTGCTTGATGTCATAGTTAAACCCTTCTTCGTTGTATATATTTATACGTTCCTTACAGTGGTTTAGAGTGTAGTTACTACCCCCTATGTCATCGGCAATATCAAACAATCGCATTGAATCTTTGTCTTTACCTTTTCTAAGTCCTCTACCAATAGATTGTAGATTTCTTATTCTTGATTTTGATGGAGATGCAAATATGATATTATCTATCTTCTTGATATTTACTCCAGTTGAGAAAGTTCCGTATGACGCTAGTATGACATTACCGTCACTCTTCTCTACTATCGTTCTTACGTCTTCTCTATCGGTTACATCAGTTCCACCAAATACATAGTGTAACTTATCTCCTAATCTTTTAAACATCTTACCATGTAATACTTCACCATGTTTTTGAACATATTGAAATAGCACAAGTGTGTTTCCTTTTAAATTGTAAACTAAATTGCAAATAAACTCGTTCCTGTTTTCATTCGATACCAAGTAGTCCATTTCCTCTTGGTAGTTTGCGAGTTTCACTTTCTTATGTTTTAGAATAAGAATGTCTATGTTCAGGTTTGCAATTGTTCCTTCTTCCATTAACTCTGCAGTCGTGGTAACTTTCTTAAGAGGCCCGAATAGTCCTTCTAGTTGTAATCTATGAACCTCTGTTCCATCTAGCGTTCCTGTTGTTCCGAAACGTAATGCAGTGTTCTTCATTTTTTCTAGAATACCCTTCAGTACATTTGCTTTAAATAAATGTGCTTCATCACCCACAACCATATCAAACGATTCTAGGGTCGCCTTAGGTGCTTTACTGAACGATTGCCATGTAGTAATGGTTATAGGTGCATCGAATACAGGTTGACCATGGTATATTTTACATATAGGTTCTTTGTATCCATAATCCTCAAAATCCTTACTCATCTGTTCTACCAGTGAAGTTGTCGGAACGATGATTACAGTTTTACAATCGTAGTATCTTGCTAACATATAAATGATAAGAGACTTACCACTTGCAGTAGGTGACAATAATAATTGTCTTCCGTACTTAGTTGCAGTGTGGAATGCATCTAATTGGTAATCTCTAGGTTCAAATGGTAGATTTAAGTCTGCAATGTTGAATTCCTTTGTCTTGTGTTTGTGTCCTAAAACTTCATGGACACCTTCAAACTCATATCCTCTTTCTCTACAGAACTCATCGACATACGGAAGTAGTCCGATATAAATTTTGTGTGTTTTAATAGAGAATAGGTATACCTTACCATCCCACATTCTATTTCTATAAGAAGGCATGAACTTTGCGTTCGGAACCTTAAAGGAAAAGAATTCGAATAACTCCTTCGCAAGTCCATCATCACAATCGACTTTGAGAAATACTTCGTTAACCTTAGAGACGGTTACAGTATCAGACATACGGATGTCCAGTGAACCAACATACTAATGACTTTCTAGTTCCACTTAATATTGGTGTAACTTGATGGTATAAGAATGATGGGAATATAACTACTGAACCTATTGTTTTTGCAGAATGAGATAGTGTTGTTATTGCATCCTGCATATTTACTTGTGGGTTTGTTCCTGTCATTTTATCAAATTGTTTATGAGGTTCTAACCATTGAAAATGTCCACCCTCATAATCATCTTGGTCTGATAACTGAATAGTCATACTTAACTTTCTATGCATTCCATTTCCATAAGGAATCGGCCCTGAATCAGTATGCCATGTATAAAAATCACCCTTCCTTTCAGGTTGTTCACTGTAAATAGTATATTGAGGATTTTCCATGTATTCTATTTTATGATTCCATCTGCATTCGGAATTTGCTAAGTTAACTGCATCGTGTATTTTTGTGGAAAGATGTTCTGGCATATGATTCTGTTCCATCTCAAACCACTTAACCTTAGAACTACGGATACTTAAGTCCTCTACTCCACCTTCTTGTTCTGCATCTTTATCCTTTGTCGACTGACCAACCTCACCTGCACGGAACTCTAGTTTATCTGATGCATGATGTAAATCTTCTATCTCCTTTCTACTAAAGAACTCAGGTGCTTGCCATACATAATTTTCTAATATCATATTAATTTCCTGCCATGAACTTTCTCCAATCAATTGTATTACGAATTGTTTGGTGTCTCCATGTAATGTTTGTTAGACACTCCTTTAGGAAGTCTATAGTTATTTTTAAGTACTCTTGTTTTGCTTTCAGGTTTTGTAAGTCTGCATCTGCATTGAAAACATAGTGTAAATCTGCTTTCATGATTTTTAAATCAAATTGTTCCCAACCTAACGCTTTAAGTTCTTCGGCTGAAAACTTACCATTATACCACATCCACTTATCTCTAAGTAAAGTATCGTACTTCAATTGGTATTGTTTTTGTAGTATCAACTTACTGGAAAGTAAGTCTAAGTATTTTGCGTGGAGTTTGGGTACTTCAAGTGATGCATTATCCAGTTGGATATCATCTATTTCACAATCATTTTTCCACTCAATTTTTAAATCATCTAGGTTCATAACAATATTTATCTCATATTAAAAAAGGTATTCATGGTCTATTATACCATGAAACAGGGACTTTAACTAGATGTTTTTATATCGTAGAAGGTGAAACGGAACTGAACTTCACAAGTTACTGGTTCTGTTTCTGAACCTGAAAGTAATTCTAGACCACCCAAAGATATTGGGAAAGCATCGTAGAATCTAAAATACCGATTCGGAAGGTTTTTATTTGTGTTAGTGACTAGTGTAATCATAGAAGACGTTTTAAGTGCATCTCCCGACTGATTCGCAACACCTAGTGTATTTTTTGTGCTTCCCGTGATACTTCCGTAATCATCAGGATTGTTTATCGGCACAATTGAAGACATCCAATCGTACATCTCTTTATAGTTTTCAAGGTCTTCATCAACGAGGAAGGTCACATTCAGTGTGTCGAACGAGACCTTATCGCCTGGAAAGTATGCATCAACACCAACCCCTGCAGGTTGCACCACCTCAGTAAAAGAAACGCTAGGAATATTGACTCCTTGGACGTAGTATTCTACTGTCGGAACTTTGTCTATTAAAAGACGAAAGTTATTCTTATTCAGAATTGATTTGTTGATATCAACCATCTAGTTTGGCTATCCTCTTACTTGACGAGGTATCAAAGTAGTCATCACCTCGATACTCTCTAGTTGTAGTTTCTTCACAAAGATATCCATCTTTTCTTAACAATGTAATAGTTTTTCTACTTATTACATCTGTAGTTTCTTTACCATTAGGAAAAGTAATTGCTTCCCATGGCCCTTCCATTACATTCACTTGTTTATCGTACATAATTATCTCCGTGTATTACTATTTATGTTACTTTTCAGTTACAAACTCATTAAGTTGTCTAGCAGTTCTAATAACTTCTTCGCCAGTGATTTCTCTTAAAGGTAAAGGTTTTTTATCATTAGGGAATGAATCGTTGTGTGCATAGATAGCATCAACTTCCCTTTGGTAGTTACTGGTCAAAAGACCTTCTGATAGTGATAATAAGTCGGCTCGGATTTCGAACCCTGATTTTGTTGAATTACTCATATTTTACTCCTGTGTGTATGTGTAAGTACTGTATTGTACCTTGTATTTAGTGCGTAAAAACACTTGACTATGGGTTGCATTTTTTGTTATACTATAAGTATGGAAAAACAAACTATAATTTTTGACGTTGATGGGACTATTGCCGATGTAGAGCATAGGAGACATCACGTTACTCAAAGACCTACTGACTGGAAATCATTCAAAGAACAGACTAGATTTGACACTCCTGTACAATGGGTGTGTGATATTGCAAAAAAACACATTGAAGACGGACACGATGTTGCATTCTTCAGTGCAAGAAACGAGTCACAAAGAAGTCTTACTGAAGCTCAAATCGAAGAGTGGATTGGTAAGGGACATCAAGGATTGTTCTTGAGACCCGAAGGTGATTTCAGACCCGATGAAGTATTCAAGTCCGACCTTGCAGATAAATTCGAAGAGTTCGGTGGCAAGATTGACATCGTCTATGACGACAGGAACAAAGTTGTTGCAATGTGGAAAGCAAGAGGAATCAATGTGATTCAAGTTGCTGAGGGTGATTTCTAAAAGACCTTATTCAAGGCAAAAAAAAAGGTCTCGTAAGAGACCTTTTTCAAACTCGAAAGTTTTAATTTACAGAATGTTAGTAACTGCAAATTTTCTGTAGTACTGGTTAGTACCTGCAGATGCAAGTCCGTCTGCTGGTGTAGCACCAACGAAAGGATTTGAAACCATACCATATCTAGTTTTGAAACCGATTTTTGGTTGGAATGTGTTCTCGCCAACAGCACGAACCATTTGTAATGGAACGTATGGGCAATAGAACATACCTGCATCATACGGATTAGTTCCTCTATAACCAACAGTTAAGTAGTCTGAACCTGCATAAGGGTCAACGTATACTTTAACTCTTCCGTTTAGGATACCAGCAAATGTATTGCCAGTGTCATCTACGTTAAGAGATGTTGATAAAGCAGGTGCGTAATCTAATACTCCTGCCATTGAAAGAGCAGATGCTACGTCTGAAGAACATAGAATAAAGTTTCCTTTACCTCTACGAGTATCTTTAGCGATTGCATTTGATTCTCTTTCTATTTGGAACAATAATCCTTTAAATTTCTCAACAGACCATCTTCCGTTAGCATCAACATCTAAGTTGAATGTTCCAGCGGTTGCAGCTGCCTGAGCACCTGTTTTAGCTTGGATGTTGACATTTCTGACAACTTCACGGTTAATTTCTGCAAGAATTTCTGATGAAAGAATATTTGCTAATTCTGATTCTGCATCAAGACCGTGGATTGCTTTAAGGTCTTGTGCTAATTCTAGTGTGTATTCTGCTTTTAATGCTCTTGACTTAGCAGTAACTGTGGCTTTCTCAATAGAGAAACCCATCTGAGCGAAACCGTTAGACGCTTCTACGTCACCGAGTGCTTCTGCGTTAGCAGTAGACATCCCAGCACCTGTATCACTAGCATAAGAACCGTTGAACGGGTCTCCTGTTTGTGCGGCAAGTTTTCCAGCTGCAGTAGGGTTAACGCCGGCAGAGTAATCACTCTGTACTTCGTCAATTCCCATTGCTTCAGATTTAGTTAAACGTGTTCCTGATGGATAATCATTATATCTTGCTTTCATAGCAAAGATTAATCCAGTAGGGCCAGTCATTGGTTGAACTCCACAAATGTCGTACGCAACGAGATTTGGCATAGCACGTCTAACTAGTGAGATCAAAATCGGATCCCAGTTAGAAACGCCTGTTCCAGTAGCATTTAAAGGTGCAGCTTCTTGTAGATTTTGTTCTGCAAGGGCTTTCTCTTGGTTTTCCAAGATTACTGCAGTAACGGCACGTTTGTAGTTGTCTTCGATTTTAGGTAAATCGGAGTGTTCTAGAATCGGCTGCCACTTCTCTTGTAAGTTTTCTGATAAAAACATTTTATTTTTCCTTTAAATTAAACTCTAACCTAATGGTTGAAGTTTTGTTATTGCTGAAGAGTACTTGGCCATTGTTGGGTCTACTTTACTTGAAGTTTCCACTTCAAATTCATTTTCACCATCAACAACTAAGGTCTCAGTAACTACCTTTTCACCTTCTGCAGGGAAGTAGGCACTTTTGATTTCAGCAATCTTCTCTTGGAAGTCTGCTTCGTCTTTGTAATCTACTCCTTCAGCAAGTGAAGATAGTTTTTCTTTTTGCGTATCAGTCAAGTCCGAAGACGCTTCTGACACAACATTTCCTCTCTTAAGTGTATCTAACTCTTCAACGATTGCCATGTTTTGTGACACTTCACCGTCTAGTTTAGCTTCCATCTCTTCGAGACGATTTGCGAGTTCGTCCATGACATCGTACTTATCTTCAGGAACGTCAACATAATGTTCTACGAACAATGTTTTCAAACCTTCGATAAAGTTTTCTGTCATTTCTGACCTCAAACCACGTTCTATTGCAAGTTCGTTTTCTTTCGTCCACTCTTCTGCACAATATGTTAAGTACTTATCAACTGCAACCGTAAGGTCACCTTTAACAGACTCAACTGTAGTTTTTAATTCTTCTTGATATTTAGCATCAAGTTCTTCTTTAACTTCCTGTACTTTTGATTGTACAGCAGCTTTGAAGATAGTTTTTGCTTTTTCAGCATTTTCTTCTGATAAGTCTAATGCTTCTGAGATTGCTGATAGGTCGTCATCTATTTCAATCTCGACTAATGAAGATTCAACATCAGCAGAAACTTCTTCTGCGACTGCATCTTCTTCTATAACTTCTTCAGATACTTCAGACATTGACTCAAGGATTTCTCCTACTTTGTCTTCGTCCATTGATTTCAAAGACTCAACAACTGCTCTTGCAACTTCTGCTTTAGTCAAACTCTCGTCCTCTTCAGATTCAGATATTGTAGACAACACTGATTGAAGTTCTTCCTTAGTCATTTCCTTCATATTGTTGACTATAGCTTTAATTGATTCCATCTTTGAAGGTTTTGCATCTTCTTTGATTTTCTCTTGCTTTTCAGCCTTACCAGCACCTTTCTTCTGAGGGTCACCTTCGTTTGAAGGAACTTTCTTCTCAGCGTCTTTTACTGCTTTAACTGCTTTGTCAACAGGATTGGTTTCAACTGGGACGACTTCCGCTTTACCTGACTCAATTGAGGCAGCATCGGATGAACCTTGTTTGACTGGTTTTTTGTCACCTTTTTCAGCTTTAGCGTCAGGTTGCCCTGCCTCTAGAACTGTTTCTACAGTTTCGTCAACTGTAAGGTTATTTTCTAACTCTGCCATTTTTTTCTCCTGTTTTAATACTTTAATGTATTACTTTATTTTATTTATATGTTATAGACTCTCAACGAACCTTTTCCATAGATTTAACTTAGTTTCTTCTAACTTATTTAGTCTTGCAGATTTAAGTGTTCTTTGGAAGTCTTCTGCTTGGTGAGCAGTCAACACTCCATTTTCACCCATAATCCACTCAACACCTTCCATTATTCCTTCGACAAACGCCTCAGGAGCAGATGGGTCTGCAACGATATCGCCTGCAGTTGCAAGTTGAAAATCGTCTTTAACATATTGTGCATTTCCCTTTTGTTCTAAAGAACCAAGTCCTCTAGAAGATACTCCGAGTTTTGCACCATCATTAATGAGTGCTTTCACAATCTCACCATTTGGAGTACTTAAAACCTTTGCCTTACCAATATAGTTTTTACCTTCTAAGGTTAAACTTTGGATAAGATGCGATACTTTATCTAAATTAATAGTTGGCCCTTCAGGGTGTCCCAATTCGCCAAATGCACGAGACTTTTCAACAAACTCTTTGTTGTAACGGTCTACTTCCTTCTCCATAATCGCTTTTGGATAGACTCTGCCGTTTCTGTTTTTAATGTCTGCCTGCATAAAGACACCTTCTATGAAGTAGTCTTTTTTGCCATCTTTTGATTCCGTTATGA